CGAGGTCGCGGTTTCTGTCGATGAAGAACTCGATGTGCAAGACGACGAATTGAGTGACGAAACGACAGAGGAACAGTCTGAAGAAGGTGAAGAAACCGAAGAAGAAGAACAGCCAACCGAGGTCTACACCGTCAAAGTTGACGGTAAAGAGGTCGAGGTCACGCTAGACGAACTTCAAAAAGGATATTCCCGAACACAGGACTACACACGAAAAACACAGCAAATTGCAGAGACCCGTAAGGCTGTCGATGCAGAGGCTAGTGCGATTCGTGCCGAGCGTGAACAGTACGCCCAGTTATTGGGAGCGTTGAAACAGCAACTTGAGTCAACTGAAGCACCTGTCGATATGGATCGACTCTATAACGAAGATCCAATCGAGTGGGTGAGACAGTCAGAAGTGATGCGCCAGAAACAAGACAAACTCGCAGCTATTCAGTCTGAACAGCAGCGATTGTCCCAGCTCACAGCGCAACAAAGAGCACAGGAGATGCAAGCTCACCTTGCGACACAGCAAGAAGCTCTAATCCAAGCTGTACCCGAATGGAAAGATTCCAAGAAGGCTAAAGCAGAAAAAGCTCTACTTATTGAATTTGGTCAGAAGATCGGATTTAGTGAGGAAGAACTCAAGAACGTCTATGACCACAGAGCAGTCATTGCGTTGCGTAAAGCAGCGCTCTATGACCAGATGATGTCCAAGCGCGGACAGATCAAGCCTGTGATCAACAACGGTCCTCGCCCTGCCAAGCCTAGTGCAGCAGGTCGCGTCTCTACAACAACTGAAGTACACGCGCAAAACAGCGTCTTGCAAAGTCAGGTCGCGTCAATGACGCTGCCTCCGCAATAGAACTTCTTTTGAAATAGGACACTCAAATGGCAATCGTAACCAACACCTTTACAACCTTTGATGCGAAGGGTATCCGCGAGGACTTATCCAACATCATCACCAACATCGCTCCCGAAGAGACTCCTTACATGAGTAACATTCGCAAGGAGTCGATCAGCAACTCTTTGTTTGAATGGCAGACAGACACACTCGCAACCGCAGCAGCTAACAAGCAGCTCGAAGGCGATGATGTAACTTCTTTTGATGCCGTTACTGCTACTGTGCGTTTACAAAACTACGCTCAGATTAGTCGCAAGACAATCGTCTTGTCTGCTACTGAAGAAGTAGTAAATAAGGCAGGTAGAAAATCTGAATTGGCATACCAAATTGCAAAACGCAGTAGCGAGCTAAAGCGTGATCAAGAATTCACAATGCTTAATGGCGCTGTCGCTGCTGCTGGTAGCACTTCAGTCGCTCGCGGTACTGCTTCTTTGCAAGCGTTTATCAAGACGAATGTGGATATGCAAACCAACGGTGCTAGTCCATCGTATACAACTCTGCCTAACAGCTCTCGTACCGACGGCAATGTGCGTACCTTTACAGAGACCATCTTGAAGAATGTTATTCAACAAGTTTGGACTGCTGGCGGTACACCGAAAATCTTGATGGTCGGTCCTGTTAACAAGCAGCGCGTGTCTGGCTTTGCTGGTATCGCATCTTCACGCTTTAACATCGATGGCGGTGCTCGTCCTGCAACCATCATTGGCGCAGCAGACATTTATGTGTCTGACTTCGGTAATGTCACGGTTATTGCTCAAAGATTCCAGCGCGAGCGTGATGCTTTCGTGATTGATCCAGAGTACGCAGGTGTTGTGACTTTGCGTCCATACCAACAAATTGAGTTGGCAAAGACTGGCGACGCTGATAAGCGTATGCTGATCGTTGAGTTTGGACACAAGGTATATGCAGAAAATGCCCACGGCATTGCTGCTGACTTGATCACTTCTTGATCTAACTAGCGAGAGGGTCTGGGGCAACTCAGACCCTTTTTTACATGAGTGAAAAAAGATTATTTAGCACAGACGAAGATCAGGGAATAACCCGTTATTTCCATTACGACGAAGAGACAGACAAGGCGACGATTCAGACACAGCAAGATGTGACTGCTGTCATTGAGGAAAATAAACAAGATTACGCACAGGTTGATGAGCGTGCTCGCTGGAGTGAGTGGAACAAAGTTGCCAGCATCCCTATGTCTATTTACTTTCAGCTCAAGGCTGAAGGAAAGCTAGATGACCAAGCGTATATGAAGCGCTGGTTAAATGATCCCGAAAACAAATACTTCAGAACTAGATCAGGACAAGTATGACCCAAAACTACATTGCGGTATGCACACCAGCGCGTGACATGGTTCACGCAAATTATGCTTTTTGCATGACCAACATGGTGGCGTATCACACGATCAACACGACTGATGCGGTGTCCTTGAAAATTATGCAAGGCACTCTCATTCAGAACCAGCGTGCTGATCTGTGTTTAGACGCAATGAGAGAGGGCTGCACCCATGTGCTATTTATTGACTCCGATATGACTTTCCCGCAAGACATGATCGAGAGACTTCTTGTGCATGACTTAGATATTGTGGCAACGAACTGTGCAAGGCGCAGGATGCCGACAGGTCCAACTGCACAGCGCTACGGTGAGAATGGCGAGAGAGAACTCATCTACACAATGCCAGACTCCACAGGAATCGAGGAAGTTGGCTCAATCGGTATGGGCGTGATGCTGATCAAACGCAATGTTTTTGAGGCGTTAACTGAACCTTGGTTCGAGACTCCTTGGCGTACCGATAAGCGTGGCTATATTGGCGAGGATGTTTTCTTCTGCCGTAAAGCACAGGCTGCTGGCTTTAAAATCTACATAGACCATGATGTGTCCAAAGAGATCGGACACATTGGGACATTTGAATTCAAGCACGATCATACTTGGGTGATGCGCGACTTGGAGAAAGCACAAAAGGCTGAAAATGGCGCTCACAACCTATGCTGAACTGAAGACCTCGGTCGGGGACTGGCTTAATCGCACAGACCTGACGACTGCCATTCCTGACTTTATTAGTNTGGCAGAGGCTCAGATCGAGAGAAACTTGCGCACCAGACAGATGATCGTGCGTGCTACCGCATCAATCACTACCGACTACTCGGCAGTACCTGCTGACTTCTTGGAAGTCAAGTCTTTCAAGCTCGACACCAATCCCGTCACACCATTGGGTTTTGAGACTATTGACTCAATGGACACTCTGGCGGTTGTATACACCACATCAACTAAACCTATATTTTTTACCGTTGTGGGTGAGCAGTTTCGCTACCTTCCAGTACCAGATGCTGCCTACACAGGCGAGTTGATCTATTACGCAAAGTTGAGTAAGTTATCAACTAGCAACACAACAAACTGGTTACTGACTTCTGCTCCCGATGTTTACTTGTATGGTGCTCTCATGCAAGCAGCACCGTACCTGCAAGATGATGCGAGAATTGCTGTATGGGCATCGATGTACCGAGCTGGTCTTGAAGAAGTAACGAAAGCAGATGATCGTAGCTCTTCAACTGGCGGTGCTTTGATTGCACGCGCAAGGACTTTGGGATAACAGATGCTAGTGAACACAACAAAAGGCGAGATGGATGTCTCCTTGCTAGAGAAGCGAGAAGGCTCAATCGATACCGACAAANGAGACGACGAACTGGGTGGAATATTGGCTAGAAGGCGAGCTTGTGCATCGCTCAGTCCATATGACCTTAAAACGAAATGTGACTGGTGAAGCAGTCGCTCAATCTTTAAGTTAAGGAAATTTATGGCTAACACGCAAGCAATGTGTACAAGTTTCAAGGTTGATTTGCTCAACGCTGTACACGCATTTTCTACTAGCGTACCAGCTCACACCGCATCGACTGCCGACACCTTCAAGGCTGCCTTGTACTTGGCATCTGCCACGGTTAACGCAACGACAACTGCCTATTCTGCAACTGGTGAGGTGACAGGCACTAACTACACGGCTGGCGGTGCTACGGTGACATTTGGCACAGCGCCAAGCTCTACCAGCACGACGGCATTTGTGACTCCAAGCGCCAATATTACATATACAAATGTGACATTAACAACTGCCTTTGATGCCGTCTTGATTTACAACTCAAGCCAGTCAAACAAGGCTGTTAGTGTTCATACATTTGGTAGCCAAACGATTACTGCTGGAACATTTACCTTAACCATGCCGACGAATGACTCAAGCACAGGCTTGATCAGACTCGCTTAGTAGGGAGGCAGCAAGATGGCTGCTTATGGCTCTGGCAGATATGGCTACGGGGCATGGGGCTTTGGAGACAATCCAAGCGCTGTACTCACAGGAAATGCGTCAACTCTTAATGTTGGAACGCTTCTAGTAAACATATCAGAGCAAGAAGACGGCAATATTGCCACAGGTAATGTTGGCTCGGTCGGCATCTCAAGAACCATTGCGATAACTGGTAATTCGTCAACCTTATCGCTTGGAACGATATTTTTAGGCGAGAGAAGTTTTGCCGTTACAGGTAACGATTTAACACTATCCATTGGCAGCGTTACAAACGGCATAAGTATTGAGATAATTGGCAATGAGATAACCTGCTCGGTCGGGACAATGATTGGTTTTGGCTGGAGCACTATCCCAGACACGGCAGAGACTTGGACGGCAGAGGCAGATACGCCAGAGACTTGGACAGAAATATCAGACAATTCAGAAACATGGACGCAAGTCCCAGCATGAAGGTGAAATATGGCAGATACCACAACAAC